GGCGGAATTGGCAGACGCGCAGGCTTCAGGTGCCTGTGGTAGCAATATCGTGTGGGTTCAAGTCCCATCTCCTGCATCGAAAAAGGATTCATCCAGATGGATGAATCCTTTTTGTTTATCTATAGTTTTTAAACCATCCTATGACTCTGACTCCGTTTCCCCAGTCGCTGCCTCCATGACAGATTCCACCGACACCACTTCCGGTCCGGCTGTAAATGCTTCCTCTGCATCGGCTGCTTCCATCGGATCCTCATGCTCTTTCTTTTCCTCATCTTCCCAGAGCGAATCATACTTTTTGCGTTTTTCCAACCGCGCCATCATTCCGGCGTTTTTCGCCATAATATAGAGATCCTTATCATATTCCATCAGTTTCTTCTCATCCTGCATCGGCACCTGATCTCCATGCATCAGGCGTCTTGCCACGGTCATGATCTTTCCCATTTCCTCCCCATAATCTTTTGCGGCCTCGCCCTGCTGCTTTGCCACAACACTGTTAAACTTACCTTCCCATTGCGCCATAAGCTGATTTACATAATTCTGATACTCGTCCTGTTTCTCCGCAACCGCATTATATTTCAGTTCCAGTGTAGCAGCTTCATCCGCATACCGTGTTTTTCCATCCGGCGTACTTTCCATCCGCTCCTTTAACTCTTCCCGCTGCTTCGACAGTTTGAATTTCTGCTCGTTATATGATTTCAGAACAGAACTGTAAATTCCCCTTGCCTCTCCTGTTTTCATAATATTTCCTCCGTGAAATGCATCCATCCATTGTTTCCTTACATTTCATATATCGGACTATTCACGCGATTCTTTATTTATATTCTACTCTTCCCGCCATTCTTTTAGTGCAGCAGAAAGCTTTCTGTCAATATCTATTCTGGTTGCTTCACACGCATCAGGGTATTCTTTTGCCGCTCTGAATATAAAGCGCAGCACAAATTTAAGTCCTACCGGCAAAGCCATACGAAGCAAAGATTCCGGCAGTACAAAATGCGTTCCATGTTCATACACAAACGGCATATAAGCAAGGGGCTTTCCCTTCCAGGAGAGTGTTGAAGCACCCGGAACCGGCCATTCCCTGCATCCATCTTTTTACTGTCTTATACATATATACCTCAACTATTCTTTTTTGTAAATGATATCACATAATTCTTTATTCCCGAAAAAAGCCACACCAGTAACTATGATGTACCCCACC